TCACCCGACCGCGCGGACGCGCTGGTCTGGGCGCTGACCGAACTGTGCCTCGGCCGAACCGCCGCACCCCGGGTGTGGCTCTATGGAAGCTGATGGAGCGGGCGACGCCGATTTCGAGCGGCACCGCCCGACTCCCCGGCCCGCCCCAACACAAGGAAACGGTAAACCGATGTCGATCTTCCAGAGCCTGGCGGCCGCGTTCAAGGGCGGCGCGCCGCGCGTGCCGCTGGCGCGCACCTATACCTCGCCGTGGATCTTTGCGGAGTGCGCCGGCGCAAGAGCCCCGTTCGAGTATCAGGGCGCGGTGCGCCGGGCCTATTTGGCGAACCCGGTGGCGCAGCGCGCGGTGCGGCTGGCGGCCGAAGGGATCGGCGGGGCGCCATTGCTGCCGACTGACTCCGATCTCGAGCATCTGGTGCGCGCGACGAGCGCCGGCCAACCGCTGCTGGAGACGCTGGCAAGCCAACTGCTGCTCCACGGCAATGCCTATGTGCAGGTGCTGAAGGACGGCGCCGGCCGTCCGGTAGAGCTGTTTGCCCTGCGACCTGAGCGGGTCACGGCGGTGATTGGGGGGGATGGTTGGCCCGAGGCTTTCGCCTATCGCGTGGGCGAACAGGCGCTGACCATTCCGCTGCTCGATGGAGACGCTTCGCCCAACCTCATTCACATCCGCTCGTTTCACCCGGCCGACGACCACTATGGCGCCGGGTGCCTCGCGGCGGCTGACCAGGCCGTCGCGATCCACAATGCGGCGGCTGAGTGGAACCGCTCGCTGCTGGAAAACGCGGCACGGCCTTCAGGCGCACTGGTCTACGACACGGGCGATGCCGGCTGCCTGACGACCGAGCAGTTCGACCGGCTCAAGGCCGAGCTGGCGCAAGCCTTCTCGGGCGAGGGCAATGCCGGCCGGCCGATGCTGCTCGAGGGCGGGCTCAAGTGGCAGTCGCTCAGCCTCTCGCCTGCGGACATGGATTTCGCCACGCTGAAGGCAGCTGCGGCGCGCGACATCGCGCTTGCCTTCGGGGTGCCGCCAATGCTGCTCGGCCTGCCGGGCGATTCGACCTATGCAAATTACCGCGAGGCGAACCGGGCGCTGTGGCGCCTGACCCTGCTGCCGCTCGCGGGCAAGATCCTGGCTGCGCTGCAAGAAGGGCTGGTGACCTGGTTCGAGGGAGCGACGCTCGCCGTCGATCTCGACCGGGTGACGGCGCTGGCCGAGGACCGCCAGATGCTGTGGCAGCAGGTCAGCGCCGCGGACTTCCTCACCTCCGACGAGAAACGGATAATGCTCGGACTTGCTCCGCAGCAGAATGGCGTGGAGAACAAATGATGAACAGACAGGAAATGCTGGCTGGCCTCATGGCCCAGGCGGCAAACGCGGGCGGCGACCTCGTCACCCTGCGGGCGATCGTCGAGGAAGCCAGCGAGCTGGGCGCCGAACGGGTGCTCATGCGCATGGGGCTCGACGACGCGCATGCCCATGAGGACCTCTCGCAGTTGCGCCAGTTGCTGGCTGCCTGGCGCGACGCCAAGCGCAGCGCCTGGCGCACGTTCGTCGGCTGGGTCGTGAGCGGAGCCAGCGCGCTGCTGCTGATCGGCCTCGCCGTGCGGCTTGGCCAGGCCGGCATGTTGCGGTGAGCGACATTCCGGCACCCCTCCGGTTTGCCGGCTATGCCGCGCTGTTCGATCGGCGCGACAGCGGCCGCGACGTGATCCGCCCCGGTGCATTCGCCCGCACGCTGGCCGAACGCAAGGAGCGCCTGCCGCTGTTCTGGCAGCACCGCCCCGACCAGCGGATCGGCTGGGTCGAGACGGTGGCCGAGGACCGGCGGGGTCTGCGCGTCATCGCGGCCATCGACAACCCGGCGGGCGGCGCCGCGGCGGCGCTGAAGCGTGGCGCAGTCAACGGACTCTCGTTTGGCTACACCGCGCGTGGCTTCCGCTGGAACGAGGCGGGCCGCGAGCTGACCGACATCGACCTGTTCGAGGTCAGCCTCGTCACCCACCCGATGCAGAACGGCGCGCGCGTCCACCTCGTCGAGTGAGCTCCGCCACTATCAACTTCCGACAGGCCGCCCGTGGGGGCGGCCGAACAACAAAGGTGAACTGCCCCATGGAACATCAAACGCCTGTCGAACAGCTCGACGCCCAACTCGATGCGTCGTTCGACCTGATCGCCCGCCAGGAGGCGGCCGAGGAGGCGCTCGGCGCGCTGCGCTCGGACGTCGAGGAAGTGAAGTCGCGCCTCGACCGCGTGGCCCGCTCCGGCCGTCCGGCGCTGGGCGCCGCGGCTGCCGGCAGCGTCGAGGTCAAGAGCTTCGTCGATGGCTACCTGCGCCAGGGCCGCGAGGCCGAGCTGAAGTCGTTGTCGGGCGCGGTGCTGGCCGATGGCGGCTATGCCGTGCCGCGGGCGATCGACGAGCAGATCGCCGCCGTGCTCAAGAAGCTGAGCCCACTCCGCCAGGTAGCGCAGGTGGTGCAGGTCGGCACTGCCGGATACCGCAAGCTGGTGATGACCTCGGGCGCCGCCTCGGGCTGGGTCAGCGAAACCGCCGCCCGGCCGGAGACGACCGCGCCGAAGTTCGCAGAGATCGCCCCGCCGTTCGGCGAGCTCTACGCCAACCCGTCGGCGACCCAGGCCATGCTCGATGACGCGGTGTTCGACGTCGAGGCGTGGCTGGCCCGCGAGATCGGCTCGGAATTCGCCCGTGCCGAGGGCGCAGCGTTCATCAACGGGTCGGGCACGAACCAGCCCAAGGGCTTCCTGCTTCAGCCTACCAGCAATGCCAACGATGCCACCCGCGCGTTCGGCACGCTGCAGTTCGTCGCCAGCGGCAATGCCACCAGCTTCGACACCGCGCCGGAACTCAAGCTGATCGACCTCGTCCACTCGCTGAAGTCGGGCCACCGCCAGGGCGCGGTGTTCATCATGAACACGGCGACGCTTTCCGCGGTGCGCAAGTTCAAGGCCGCCGACGGCAGCTTCCTGTGGCAGCCGGGCCTGATGGAAGGGCAGCCGGCGCGCCTGCTCGGCTACCCGGTGATCGAGGCCGACGACATGCCCGACATCGCCGCCGGCGCCTTCCCGATCGCCTTCGGCAACTTCCGCAACGGCTACCTGATCGCCGAACGCTCGGCGACCCAGATCCTGCGCGACCCCTACACCAACAAGCCTTACGTCAACTTCTACGCGACCAAGCGCGTGGGCGGCCAGGTGCTCGACAGCGAGGCGATCAAGCTGCTCAAGATCTCGACCTGACGCGAGTCTGATTGCGGCAGCACCCCCCAACGCCGCGGCACGCGTCCGCGCCGCTCTGCCTCCTCCCTCCCGGGTGGCGCGGACGCACTCTTCTTTCCCGAACACAACCAGGAGACCGCCATGAAGCGGGCAATCGTCGCGCCAGCGACCCTCGCGCCAGCGGCGCTGGCCGAGCTCAAGGAATGGCTCGGCGTCACCAATTCGAGCGAGGACGCCTCACTGACCGCGCTGCTGCGCGGGGCACTGGAAACCTGTGAGGCCTTCACCGGCACGATGCCGCTCACGGCCGGCTGCGAGGAAGTCCTCCCGGTCAGCGCCGACTGGCAGGCCATCGCGACGCGCCCGATCATCGCCATGACCGGTGTGGCCGGGATCGACCATGCGGGCACCCGGCTCGCGCTCGCCTCCTCGGCCTACGCGTTCGAGTTCCGCGCGGACGGTACCGGCTGGGTGCGGATGCTCGATCCGGGCCTCGCCGAGCGGATCGCGGTCAGCTTCACCGCCGGGCTCGCCGGTGCCTGGAGCGCGCTCCCGGACGGGCTGCGCCATGGGGTGATCCGTCTCGCCGCACACAACTATCGCCTGCGCGAGAGCGGCGAGGCAGGGCAGATGCCGCCCGCAGCCGTGGCCGCGCTGTGGCGGCCCTGGCGCGGGCTGCGGCTGCTGTGAGCAGCCTCTCCGCCGCCGCCGATTTTGCGGGACTGGTGGGTCGGCTTGCCGACCAGGCAGCCCGGCTCGGGGCCGCTCACGGCCGGGCCGGCGTCGTCGCGCTGCGGGCGCCCGAGCGCATCTGGCGGAACGCCAGCCTGCTCTGGCCCCTGTTCACCAAGGGAACCGTTTGATGGAAATTGCCCTGCGCACCGCGCTGATCGACTGGCTTTCCGCCGATCCGGCACTCGCCGGGGAACTGAACTCCATCACCGAGGAAGCCCCGGCCAAGGGCGCGCTGCCTTGGCTGGCGATTGCCACCAGCGCG